AAAAAGAATATTTACAATATATTAATGAAGTTTTTAAGGCATGTTTAGGCGAGGATGATGCCAAAAACTATAATCCTCACGATATATGGGATGTTGAATATGATATGATGACCGCGATGAATTGTGAAGAAAATTTAAAAATAGATCCTAACTTTTATAATAAAATAAGCGCACATGAAATAAAAACCAAATATGGATTTGATTGGAAAACATTTACAACGAAACTTGGTTATACAGAAACCCCAAAATATGCAGTAATTAGCGAATTGAATGGATTTAAATGTATGGTTAAATTATTTAAAGAAAATTGGAATTCAACAAAATGGAAATCTTATTGGCTTTTTATTCAATTTAAACAAATGATACGATTTGAAGATTCGATGCGATCCATTCACTATGATTTTTACAATAATTTTTTAGAAGGTCAAGAAGTGCCTATGCCTACTGATATTTATCCTATATTTGGATTATCTCTTATGTTTAATACACTATTATCCGAGTTATATATAAAACAAAATTATAATCCGCTTTACGTTAGTTATGTAAAAAAACTATCGGATGATTTAAAAGAATTATTTATTCAAAAAATAAAAATAAATACATGGCTATCGCCGTCAACAAAAAAAGCAGCCATTAATAAATTAAATAAATTATCAATTACAGTCGGTAAACCAAGCAAATTAAGAGCTGATCCATTGTTTGACTATAATCCAAATGATCCTTTATATAATGTAGGTTTACTTCTTAGATGGAAACATAAAAAATATGTTGCTTTAGAAGGAAAACCTGTTATAGATATACCTGAGTTTGACTGGAATATATTTAAATTATCAGGAACTCAGTGTTATATGGTAAACGCATATTATAGAGCTGATAGTAATTCAATTTATATACCAATCGCTTATTTACAAAAGCCGTTTATTAATTTAGAAGGTCGTGGTTTAGAATACAATTCGGTTTACATTGGTTATACTTTAGGACATGAATTATCACATTCTTTAGATGAATATGGAAGTAAATTTGATGCAAATGGAAATTTAAATGATTGGTGGACTGAAGCTGATAAAAAAATATTTAATAAGAAGATGGAAGACATTATAAAACAATATGAAACATTTGCGGCTCGGGATGGAATAAATTTTGATGCGTCTATGAGTATTGGCGAGGATTTAGCAGATATTTCAGGAATGGCTTTAGTGGAATCATATATATTAGATAATCAAATAGCAAATGATGAAATAACAAAGATTAAAAAAATGAATTTAGCAAAATTTTATATGAATTTAGCAATTCAGGCAAGACAACAAATTTCCAAAAAAGCAATAAAAGCTCAACTTAAAATGAATCCACATCCTTTAGAAAAATATAGAGTAAATTGTGCTTTAGCTCGTTTAGAATTATTTAAGACAATTTACGGAATTAAAAAAGGCGATGGAATGTGGTGGACGAATGATACTATTTGGTAAATTATTTAGAAAAATGTAAATTTATTGGTTTTATTATTTAGAATAATAAATAATCATTTTGTAAATAATAATGTATTCTGTATAAAAATTTTCATAATTAAATAAAAATTTTATATTTATTATATATATAAATGTTTGGAGGAACCAGAAAAAAGAGTAAAACCGTCAAGCGCAGCCCAGCCCGCCGCCGATCCCAAGCCCGCCGCCGATCCCAAGCCCGCCGCCGATCCCAAGCCCGCGGCCGATCCCAATCCCGCGCCCGCGCCCAAGCCCGCGCCCAAGCCCAAGCCCGCGCCCAAGCCCAATCCCGCGCCCGCGCTCAAGCCCGCGCCCAAGCCCAAGCCCGCGCTTAAATATTAACTTTGTAAATATTAACTTTGTAAAAACTAAAATATATAATATAATTTATTATATTTGTATTATATATTCTTATCGCGCATATAAAAGCGCTGCGTTTCCTGAGGTAAATGTTAAAATATTAAATCTCTCTTCCAACACAGTTAAATCATAATTATAATCATATACTCGCCAAGTTGGTTTATTTACACCAATGATTTCGCCCGTGGTTTGATCACAAATTGTAAAAACTTGTGCGGATGGATCTAATGGGGGTTGATAGGTGCTAAATTCAAATTGTATATCTTTAAATTTACTTAAATTAATAGCACCGCTTGGTTGAAAATCAAAAGGATTTGTATTTAAATTGAAGTTGTAGCAATACAATCCATCCGGCGAATTTCCGCATGAGCGAGCATATTTTTCCACATAATTAAAAACACCGGCATCAAATTCATTTTCGCGGTATTTACCATCTAAAAGTAGAGCCCAATTTTGCATAATATCTTTTTTATTTGCTGGATTATATTGGCCAGTTACATATATATTTGATGGCACATTAGTTAGACCTTCATAACAACCAACACCACCTATTGGATCCAGCGAAGGACTATAAGTGCCATACGGTAATGTTATCGCATCAAATCCATTTTGTTGTGTTGGATTTTTTAAATCTGACGGTAAATAATCATACGGCCAATTAGTGTAGTTTGACCATTCATTACGCATATAAGCATCACTTCGTTGAAAATACCACATCCAATTAGCAACCATACTCAAACTATCAAGTGAAACCTTTTTTGTGCCTGTTACATTTTGAAAGTTATATTCATATACTTCTTTAATTAAATAATTTTGATCTTGTGCAGCAAATACTTTAGCTTCATCTTCAGTGAGAAATCCATAAGTTGCAATTAAATGAACATCCGCCGCCCAATTTGTTCGTTTATCTGCATTTGTGTAGTCTAGCTCCACATTTGGTGGTTGTTGTAAAAAACGATAGAATTGAAACAAATCATCCGTCTGATTAGCCTGTCGATAATTCATATCCATACTGGTTACATCGCGTACAACATATAATTCATTAATAGGTCGCATTTCAATATCAATGTTAAGTTCATTATATTGTAGACTAATTAATGGAAATGCCATTTTTGCAGCTAAAGTAAACCAGATATTAATAGGAATATATAATTTGCGAGAACGAATGGAAGGTTCTGAACCCAGTTGCGAGCCATCATAATATGCGCTCGGATAAAGATTCATACGGGAACCATAATTTGAAGGATCATTTAATTCTGCTACATTTCCAGTCATATTATAATACAATTGTTTTTTGCTTTCATTAAAATCCCGTTCGACCAGATTTTGTAAATAATCCCCCGAAAATTTTTGAATAATTTGTCCTCCAATTGTAAATGTCACTTCTTTGATCATTTGTGTCCCCAAATTTTTAATCCATTTAAATTCATATGGCCTCCATTGTGATTGCGATCGTTGTACATTCGGCGGTAATATGGGACTCCATATATTTGGTAGCGTAACAACTAAATATGTATCCATCAGTAATTCGGCATATCGCAATATTTTAAATTTAAAATGAGATGTTTCGTTGAGGCGTAATGTTCGCAGCCCATCAAAATCTATGCGAAATTTTTGTAATCCAAAATTGGTATATTTAGCATATTTACATTTAAACATAGTCTTTGAAGGATTTCCATTTAAAATTATATTTTGATTTCCATATGAAATTATATTTAATAAACCTCCCGGCATATCTGTTGTTATATAATAATATTACTTTTTTTTTAACTATATATTTTTATATATAGTTAAAAAAATAAAATGGCTTGTTAATATAAGTTATGAGTTTAGGTATAGATAAATCGAAACTATTATCATCCCCTGCCTCAAAATTAGCACAAAGATTTAATGCAGCGGGTTTTAAAATGCCAAGTACGGAATCAATGAAAACAACACTTGGCGATTTTGGAAAAATGGATAACATAACACAAATCATGATTATTATTATTGCATTTCTCTTTTTTGTTATATTTTTATGGTGTTATAATAAAGTTAACTTAAACGCAACAAATTGTTCGAATTTGTCTAGAGTATATAAAAATTTTCCATTAATTAGTAGTATAAATAGCGAAAACCCAATTTTTGCCTATAAATTAAGAGATTATTATATAAAAACTGCTTACAATTG